ATGCCGAATGTCATGACCGAGCAACCCGAAACCGCGCGTGCCGATGTCCCCGAACCTGCGCGCCGCGCCCGGCAGATGTATCGCGAGGGCGTCGAGGTGAGCGTCATCGCGCGCGAGACGGGACTTTCGACCGGCGCACTTTATTACTGGATCGCGGGCGGGCCGCGCCGGCGCGGGGTGACGCTGTTGCCGGCGCTGCCGAAGCGGCGGCTGGCGATGCAGCGGCGCATGCTGGCGGAGCAGCGGCTCGCGCTGGTCGAACGCATGATGATCGCGGCCGAGCATCAGGTCTGCGCCATCGAGGTGCGGCTCACCGGCAGCGGACAGGAGCCCGCCGCGCGCGAGCGCGATGCGCGAACCCTCGCCGTGCTGGTCAAGACCATGCAGGCGCTGGTCGCGCTGGAAGCGATGCCGAAGCCTGACGCAATGCCGGGGACCAGGAAACCCACGACCCCGGACGACGATGACGACGACACCATCCCCGCCGATATCGACGCGCTGCGCCGCGAGCTTTCGCAACGACTGGAGGCGATGGCCGCCGCAGATGCGGCAGGAATTCCTCGCCCGGCTGACGAATGAGCAATGGGCGGCGCTCAACCGGCGCTTCCGCGTCTATGCGCACGACCATCAGCTTCCGCCGGAGACGGGCAACGACGGCGCGCCCTGGACCACCTGGCTGCTGATCGGCGGACGCGGCGCGGGCAAGACGCGCGCCGGCGCCGAATGGGTGAAGTGGTTCGCTACCCGCCCGAAGGAGGAGAACGAAAGCGCGCGCCGCATCGCGCTTGTCGGCGAGACGGAGCACGACGCGCGCGAAGTGATGATCGAGGGCGTGTCCGGCCTGCTCGCGGTGCATGCGCCCGATGCGCGGCCGCGCTGGTCGCCGACGCGGCGGCGTCTCGAATGGGACAACGGCGCGGTGGCGCAGGCGTTTTCCGCGGAAGACCCGGAAAGCCTGCGCGGGCCGCAATTCTCCGCCGCCTGGGCGGACGAGCTGGCGAAGTGGCGGCAGGCGGAGGCGACGTTCGACATGCTGCAATTCGGCTTGCGGCTCGGCGCGCATCCGCGCCAGGTCGTCACCACTACGCCGCGCCCAACCGCGCTCATCAAGCGGCTTATCGCCGATCCGGCGACGGCGGTGACGCGCGCGGCGACGCGGGCCAATGCGCATCACCTGTCGCCGGTCTTCATCGATACGGTGGTGAAACGCTACGCCGGCACGCGGCTCTTCGCCGATGGAACGCCGCGCGATCCCTCGCACCCTTGGTACACCGGCGGGGGGTTCGAACATCAAAAGCGTTCGGCTCCGGGACCGGTGGGGGACATCAAAACACACTTACTTTCGGATTAGATATCATGGGCTTACGAGGTGTTGGTGCAAAGCCGGTGAAGCGCGCGACCCCTGCGAAACGGGGTCGCAAACCCGCTGCGCTGCCCTGGGAGAAGCCGGGATTATCGCGCGCCGGCCGGGTCGTCGCGTTCATCGAAAGCCTTTCCATCACGTCGGGAATGCACGCCGGAAAACCATGCGGCGAGCGCCGTGAGATCGGTTGTCGACGAAAGGTCGAGGCCGAGAATGCACCGCTGCTTTGACAACGCCATTTGACCGAACAAGCCGCCATCGGCTGACCGTTTGCAGGCCGTCCAGTCGCGACTATTCAGGAAGCGCGCGGACGCATCCACGGGCTGGTTGAGATACAACAACCGGAACGATGGCTCGCGCGCCGGCAGCGACTTCGCTTGCTCCGCTGCGGACCTCATTTCGTCGAGCGATCGAAAGTCGCCCAGCGCCGGGTTGCAGGCCCGCCATGTTTCCTCCGACCACGGGTCCGCGTCATCCGGCGCGGCGAAGATCACGGGCAGGAACGTCTTGTCCTCGATCGTGCCGGCGAGCACGCGGTGCCCGTACTGCACAAGCTCGCTCATCACATGATTTTTGTCGTGCGATTGCGTCGAGATCACCACGAACAACGGCTCGGCGCGGGCCGCGCCGCCCGTGGTCAGAGCGTCGTACAGGTCGCGCTTCGGCCACTGTGCCAACTCGTCGAGCACCGCGAAACTGACGTTGAGGCCGTGCGCTTTCTTCGCATCGCTCGAAAGCGCCTCATAGGTCGAGCCGGTCACAACGTCCTCAAGCGTCTTGCTGTGCTCGCGGATGATGATGCGGTCGGCGAGTTTCTGATCGGCGCGGACGAACGCGATCAGCTCGCGCAAGATCAGCGCAGCTTGCTTCCGGTCGGCGGCTGCGCTGTAGACCTGCCCGCGCTGCTCCGCTTCCGGCCCCACGAGGTGACACAGCGCCAGCGCCGCGGCGAGCTGCGTCTTGCCGTTCTTGCGCGGGATGGTGAGCAGCACCTGGCGCTTGATGCGCTGCCCGTTCTCGTCGACCGCATAGATCGCCTCGATGATCTCGCGCTGCCAGTCGCGCAACACGAACGGATTCCTGAGACGCGCGATCTCATGGCGTGGTTCTGGATGCCGCTCGACAATCTCGAGGAAGCCGAGCGCCGCGATCATGTGCCCTATCGGCTTTGGCACCGGCAAGGGCACATCGAGGCCACGCCCGGCCGCGCGATCGATAAGTCGTTTGTGGTGCACCGCCTGGGCGAACTGACGAAAGAATTTAACGTCCAGTTCTGCGCGGCCGATCGGTGGCGGCTCGACGAGATCAGGCGACTTATGGTCGAGGCGGGCGTGAAGATCGAGCTGCTAGAGTTCGGCCAAGGCTGGCGCGACATGGGGCCGGCGATTGATGCGATCGAGACGGCCGTGCTGCGGCGTGAGCTGCGCCATCCGGGGCACCCGGTGCTCGACATGTGTGTCGCCAACGCGGTCACTGTGAGCGACCCAACCGGGGCGAGGAAGCTGGTCAAGGAACGCGCGACGGGCAGGATCGACGGACTGGTGGCCGCTACAATGGCAATCGGCGCGGCTGTTAAAACCGCGCCGAAAGCTGAAAGCATCTACAAGTCGCGAGGTCTGGTTTCAGTGAAGGTGGCTTAGCGACGGTCCAGCTTCGCCATGCCATCCTCGATATCGTCGAAGATGCTATCGATGGTCAGGCCTCTCGCCAGTTGCTCTTTAACGACGCGCCGCAAGGCCTGTGCGAGATCGAGGGCGGTTGCTTTAGCCGCCCGTTCCTCAGGAGTTCCGTTCTTCGACCGTCGCGGCTTCCGGGAATGAATGCGGCGGGAGGCACGGTAAGGAAAGTTGATCACCTCGCTCATGATCGCGCCCCTGTCTTTTCGAGAAGCGCCTCTGCCAAGTTCTTTGACATGGCAGCCGCGTGCCCTATGTCGATCATAATGTCGCGGAGGGCGGCACTCAAAACCAGCGGATGCAACTCCGGGGACTTGCGCCAAGCTTCCTGCGTCAGTTCGTGTGCGCGTGCTGAGGACGAGGCAATTGCCTCGATCCAATATTTTTCGGTTCCTTCGAGCTTTGGTTTTTTGCGGATGCGTTTCGAACGTGCGGTCATTGGCAGTGCTCCTGTTCATGGAAAACTCTGCGCTGTCGCCGAGTGATGCGGCGTTCGGCATGATCACTCTGACGCCGCGTCATGCCGGTGCGCTGGCCGAATGGTCGCGCAACATGATCCTCCAGTCATCCCCCGACGTGTAAATGCTGTTGAGGCAAATGCTCGCGCGCGACCTGTCGCTCGCGATCGACCGCGCCGCGATCAACGGTCAAGGCGTCCTTGAACCGACCGGCGTCTTGGCAACGTCGGGCATCCAAACGCACGCCTACGCCACCGACCTGTTCACCTCGACGGCGGTAGCGATCGGCAAAGCGGACACCGAAAACGTCGGCGCGCGTCGGTCATTCCTGACCACACCCGCCGTGCGGGAAATCTGCCTGAAGGAGCTGGACGGCGACAAGCTGCCGGTTCCGGTTTCGGCAATTTTCCATGATGAGCCGGCGACGTTCAGCAACCAAGTGCCAAAGACCTTGGGAGGCGGAACCGAACACGGCCTGATCTACGGGGATTGGTCCGAACTGATTATCGGCGTCTGGTCGGAAATCGACATTCTGGTCAACCCGTACGAAAGCACGGCCTACTCGAAGGGCAATATTTCGATCAGGGCAATGGCGACCGTCGATTGCGCCGTTCGTCACCCGAAAGCGTTCGTCGCCGTCAGCGGCGTCACCACGTCTGCCGTCGCCATCGCTTAAGGGAGCACACGAACATGCGCGATCAAGCCAACAATCTCACGCTCCGTCCCGTCATCGCACCGGCCGCGAACACTGACCTGGGCACCACGCCGCTTGTCGGTTCGATCATCGATCGGCGGGGCTACGAAAGCCTTACCTACGGGATCGTCACCGGCACGCTTTCCGACACCAACGCGACTTACACCACGTTGTTGGAAGAAAGCGACGCATCGAACATGGACGGCGCAAACGCGGTTGCCGACGCCGACCTGATCGGGACCGAAGCCGATGCCGGCTTCAACTTCGGCGACGACGGGGAGACCCGCAAGCTTGGCTATATCGGCAGCAAGCGCTACACGCGCTTGACGATTACGCCGGCTGGCGCGGACAGCGGCAATAGTCCGATCGCCGCGATTGCCATTCTCGGCAATCCGCAGACGCGCCCGGCGTCGGCGTAGGCGAGCACGAGGTGGCCATGATCGAACGGCGCACCGCGATCGAGCTGCGGGCCGGTGGGGACAAAAAGTCCCCCCGGCTCGTCGGCCATGCCGCGATCTTCAATTCCCCGTCGCAGGACCTGGGGGGCTTCACAGAGATCGTGAAGCCCGGCGCGTTCACGCGCACGCTCAAGACCGATCGCGACCCGCTCGCGCTCGTCCAGCACATGCCGCAGCTCGTGCTCGGCAGGCGTTCTGCTGGCACCCTGAAACTGACTGAGGACGCGCGCGGCCTCGCCTTCGAGATCGACGTGCCCGATACGACAACCGCCCGCGATTTGCTGGTCAGTGTCGAGCGCGGCGACGTGCGCGGTGCATCGTTCGCATTTGGCAAGGCGCGCGTGATGCTCAAGAGCGGCAAAGCATGGCCCGGCATCGGCAGGCGCGGCGAGAATGTCTTGATCCGCTTCACGGCCGGCTATGAGACGGTGCCCGCCCCGATACTCACTGCGATCAAACGCCAGGTCGGCGCGATGTACGAAAACCGCGAGGCGGTCGTGGTCAACGCCAGCGTGGCCAAGCTGCCCGGCGGCGTCGAGGCGCTGCTGGCACCCCTGCGGGTTTGGTGACGTGATGCCGCTGCCCGTCGATCGCCCGCCCGCCTACTTGTCTTGCGCGTCACTGGCGCGGGAATTGGACGTGTCCGAAACGACGGTCCATGAAATGGTGCGCAGGGGAGTGCTGCCGCAGCCGGTCAAACTATCGTCCGGTTGCGTCCGCTGGTGCTGGGCCGATGTGCAATTGGCGCTTGGCTCATTGTCAGTCGGGAAGGTTTCTGAGGCTGGAAATGATCCGTTTCTAGCGGGGGCGCGTAATGCCACGTCAGCGGGATAGAGGAAGCGTAAAGCTGCCGAAGGGAGTGCACCGCGTGGTCGCTCGGGGGCGCGAGTATTTCTATTTTCAAGCGGGGCGCGGCACCGATCATCAAGGGGAACGTATCCCGCTGCCGAATGATCCTCACTCACCTGAGTTTTGGAACGCGATCCGTCAGGCGCAAGGCCTCGTTGGGTCGGTTCCGGTTGATACGTTCGGCGCGGTGTTAGACGGCTATGTCGAATTTATCCGAACGTCGGGCACGATCACTGCCGGCACGATCGACCAATATGAGCGGTCGCTGCGGACGGCGCGCGCCGCATGGGGCGACCTGCCGACCAAGGGGCTGCGACCGGTGCATGTGCAAGCCGTCATGGACGGGCTTGCCGGCTCACCGGGGAAGGCCAACAATTTCTTGAGCGCGATGCGTGCGCTGTCGACCTGGGCGCGGGTGCGCGACCATATCGAGCATAGCTTGACCGAAGGTGTGAAGCCCTACGCTAAGGACAAGGGGCACAAGCCTTGGACGCCAGAGCAAATCGTGGCGGCGGTCACGAAACTAACCGGCGTGATCCGGCGGGGCGTGATCCTCTACATGTACACCGGAATGCGCGGCAGTGATGCCGTGCGGCTCGGCTGGACGGATGTTGACGACGGGGGCTTTTCCCTCACGACGCAAAAGCGCAAGCGCGATGTGTGGTGCCCGATCGTGCCGGAGCTTGCGGCGGAAATGGCTACTTGGGAGAAGCGGCCCGGCCCGTTCCTGCTGCAGGAGGGTGGTCGCGCCAATGGCAAGCGGTTCACGCGCAAGCTGTTCTCGACGCATTTCGCTGAGGCGCGCGACAAGATACCGGAGCTTGCCGGTGTCACGCTGCACGGCTTGCGCTGCACGGCTGTCATTCGATTGCGGCGCGCGGGTCTGTCGACCGGTCAGATCGGCGACATCGTTGGCATGTCGCTGCCAATGATCGAACGGTATTGCCGCTTCGCGGATCGCAAGACCAGCGGGCAGGCGGCATTGCTGACGCTCAATAGAACGCTCGGCGAACAAGACTGTAAAACACTGCAAAACAGTAAAACAAAAGCCTAGCTTTCCCAACGCCTTAAGGGGCTAAAGATGAAATGTGCGACTTCGGCCTCGATGGCCTTTCCTCGGGCCGTTCGCCCGACCGGCTCGACGCGCTGGTCTGGGCGGTGACGCATCTCACCTTCGGCGCGCGCGACGGCCCACGCGTGCGGGGGTTGTGAGCGCCATTATTGCGACAGGAGCTTCGTGTCCCGGGCGCGCCGCGGCATGTAATGACGCGGCGCAGAACCGGGACCCATGCTGCTTGAGTATTGGCCCCGGCTCTGCGGCGCATCATGGCGCTGCGCGCCGTGCTGCGCCGCGTCCAGGGCACGAGGTCAGAGTTCGGTGCCGAGATCTTTCCAATCGGGGTTGATCGATTCGATCAGCTTGATCTTCCAGGCGCGCCGCCAGCGTTTCATGGAATGCTCGCGCGCGCGGGCCTCGCGGATCGAAGCATATTCCTCGATGTAAACGAGGCGGTCGACGCCATAGCGGCGCGTAAAGCCGGGAACGACGCCCGATCCGTGCTCGGCCATCCGCCGCGCCGGATGGCTCGTGACGCCGACATAGAGTGTGCCGTTGCGTCCGCTCGCCAGTATGTAAACGAAATGACCCATGTCCGTGCGCAACGCTAGCACGATCCCTCCCGGCGAACAGCGTACCCGCAAGCAACCAAAAGCAAAGCCATGCCCAAATTTCCCTTCCTGAAGAATCCGTTTCGCGCGACGCCTGATGCCGCGCCCGAGCGCAAGGCGTCGCGCACGGCGCGCCTGATCGCCTTTCAGTCGGGCGGGCGCGCGCGCTGGAGTCCGCGCGATTACGCGGCGATGGCGCGCGAAGGCTACATGAAGAACGCCGTGGTGCATCGCGCGGTCAAGCTCGTCTCCGAATGCGCGGCGTCGGTAAGCTTCCTGCTCTACGAAGGCGTGGCCGAACACGACACGCATCCGCTGCTCGACCTGCTGGCGCGGCCCAATCCGCGACAGGACGGCGCGGCGCTGATGGAGACGCTGTTCTGCCATCTGCAGCTTGCCGGCAACGCTTATATCGAGGCGGTGACGCTCGACGGCCGCGTGCGCGAACTGCACGCGCTGCGCCCCGACCGCATGCGCGTCGTCGCGGGCGGTGACGGCTGGCCGGAGGCTTACGACTATCATGTCGCCGGCCGCAGCATCCGCTTTGCGCAGGCGCCGGCGCAGCCGCCGATCCTGCATCTGACGCATTTCCATCCGCTCGACGACCACTACGGGCTCTCGCCGCTCGAAGCCGCCGCCGTCGCCGTCGATACGCACAACGCCGCCGCCGCCTGGAACAAGGCGCTGCTCGACAACGCGGCGCGGCCGTCCGGCGCGCTCGTCTATTCGGGGCCGGACGGGGCGGTGCTGTCGGACACGCAGTTCGAGCGATTGAAGCGCGAGCTGGAGGAGCAGTATCAGGGCTCGGTCAATGCCGGGCGGCCGCTGCTGCTCGAAGGCGGGCTCGACTGGAAGGCGATGTCGCTCTCGCCCAAGGACATGGATTTCCTCGACGCCAAGCACAACGCCGCGCGCGAGATCGCGCTCGCCTTCGGCGTGCCGCCGATGCTGCTCGGCATCCCCGGCGACAACACCTATTCCAACTATCAGGAGGCGCAGCGCGCGCTCTGGCGCGGCACGGTGCTGCCGCTCGTGTCGCGCGTCGGCGCGGCGATCGCGCAATGGCTCGCGCCGAGCTGTGGCGCAAACCTGCGGCTCGCCGTCGATGGTGATCGCATCGACGCGCTCGCCGCCGACCGCGCCGCGCTCTGGGCGCGCGTCACCGCCGCGCCCTTCCTGACGCTGAACGAGAAGCGCATCGCCACGGGCTATGCGCCGGTCGAGGGCGGGGACAGGGTTTAGGAAAAGTCTCGCCTGGCCCGGGCCACTTCATGCAGGTCCACATAGATGGAGCACAGAGCACTCTGTCTATAGTGCAGCGGTTAGAGAACAGCTTAGACTGTTCATGGAACGCAATGGAATCGGTCCGGAATTTATGACGCCAGAACAGGCGAGGACATTTGTTGATAGTGTCAGGCGTTCGAATGACCCGCGTATTCGGAATTTAATTTAGATATTTATCGGCGTGAGCTTCGCTATCTTCTTCGTCTTGGACCGCGCCGGCTGGATTAAAAAATATGACCGCATCCGAGCATGACGAACAGGAAGAGACCTGGGAGGAAATGTATCGCGAGATCGCGCGCCTGTTACAGCGGTTTGGCACTGAGAACGCTTTTGGCTATGCCGATTATCTGATCGTCGATGACAATTACGGCTTTCGGGAAAACCACATCGAGATTCACAAGCTGCATATGCTTCATCCGGACGCCATCGCCCGGCTGCGCCGGCTGCTGACGCCAGAACTGCGGTGGCAAATTTCGGTGGCCGTGCATGTGCCCGGCACCAAACCTGGCTGGCCGGTGATGGGACTTTATATCCGTGCGCACGAGATCATCGACGGATTACGGCGCGAGTATTTCCCCGAGCCGTACCGAAGCTATCAATATGATGGCAGCCGGCCGGGCACGGAAGACGATTAGCGGGCGCGGTGCCTGTGACCGGACGCGGCAGCCGTCCGATGTTCATTCGGGGTAATCGCGCAAGTCCGTTCGCAAGCGGGAATCCAGAGGGCCGCGGGGATGAGCGGATAGTAAATCCTGGTCAAGACCATGTCCGACCTGACCCGCGTTTTCGCCGAGCGCGGTGATCTCGCGCATCTCGCCCTGTTCCTGTGGGCGGCTGCGGCGAGCGCGCTCGCGATCTTCGCCTTGCGCGAGCTTGCCGCCGCCATGCGCCGCTTCGACGATTTCGTGCGCGAGCTTGCGCGCTTCAACCGCAAATTCGGAGGCCGATGATGGACCAGTTGCATTCGGTGCTGCGCTCGCTGCGCCCGGCGCGGAAGGAGAAGCGGACGGACGATCATCTCAGCGTGTTCCGCGAATTCCTGTCGCATCTCGACCGCGTCGGCAAGACGGCCGCCGCGCGCGACGTCAAGGCCGCGCGCAGGCGCAACACGCGCAAGCGGCCAGGCGGGAAAGGCTGACCCGTCATTGCCGGGCTCGTCCCGGCAATCCCGCTTCGGAATCCACGCCTTGCCAAAGTGATCGGGATCGCCGGGTCCCGGCGCTTCGCGCCGGCCCGGCGATGACTCTTTTTGGAAGACGCCCATGCTTGCACCCAACAATCCCGCCGTCGCCGTGCCGCGCGCGACGATCCTGCCCGACGGCAGCGTCGAAGGTTACGCGAGCCTGTTCGGCGAGGTCGACCAGTCGCGCGACATGGTGATGCCGGGCGCCTTCACGCAGACGCTGAAGCTGCGCGGCGTGCGCCGCATCCCAATGCTGTTCCAGCACGATCCGGCCGAACCGATCGGCATCTGGCTCGATCTGCACGAGGACTGGCGCGGCCTGCGCGTGCGCGGCAAGCTCGTGCCGGACGTCGCGCGCGCGCGCGAGCTGCTGGCGCTGTTGCGCGAGGGCGCGGCGGACGGCCTCTCCATCGGCTTCAAGACGGTGAAGGCGCGGCTCGATCCGAAGACGCGCATCCGCAGGCTCGACCAGGTCGACCTCTGGGAAATCTCCATCGTCACCTTTCCGCTCCTCCCGGGAGCGCGCGTCCGCGCGGTGAAGCAGGCGAAGGCCCCGTTCGCTACTCCCGCGCGGGCGCGCAACGCTTCGCGCCGGAGCTGACATCTTTGACCCACACCTCGTCACAAGGAGAAACAGAGGACATGGACATCCACGACACGCTGGAAACCAAGGCCGGCTTTTCGCCCGAGGCCGCGGACGCGCATGCCGACATGCTGCGCAGCTTCGAGGCTTTCAAGGCCGCGAACGACGAGCGGCTCGCGGCCATCGAGCGGCGCTCGGCCGACGTGCTGCAGGAGGAGAAGGTGGCGCGCATCGACGCCGCTCTTTCCGCGCAGGCGCGCCGGCTGGACGAACTGACGCTGAAAGCCGCGCGTCCGCAGCTCGGCGGCGGGGCGAGCCTGCGCGCCTCCTCGCGGGAGCACAAGGCGGCGTTCGAGAGCTACATGCGCGCGGGCGAAAGCGCGGGGCTGCGCTCGCTTGAGATGAAGGCGCTGTCGGCGGGCTCGGCTCCCGACGGCGGCTATCTCGTGCCCGATGAGGTGGAGCACGAAATCGGCCGGCGTCTCGCCGCCATCTCGCCGATCCGCTCGATCGCCGCGGTGCGCGAGATTTCCGGCACCGTCTACAAGAAGCCGTTCATGACCACGGGGCCGGCGACCGGCTGGGTCGGCGAAAGCGCGGCGCGGCCGCAGACGAATTCGCCCGTGCTCGACGAACTCGCCTTCCCGGCGGCCGAGCTTTACGCCATGCCGGCGGCGACCGCGTCGCTCCTTGAGGACTCCGCCGTCAACATCGACGAGTGGATCGCGCGCGAGGTCGAGCAGGTCTTCGCCGTGCAGGAAGGCGCGGCCTTCGTCAACGGCGACGGCGCGGGCAAGCCGAAGGGCTTCCTGCAATACGACAAGGCGGCCGAAAGCGCCTGAGCCTGGACCAAGATCGGCTTCGTCGAGACGGGCGTCGACGCCGGCTTCCCCGAGGACGGCGCGGGCGATCCGCTGATCGACCTCATCTATGCGCTGAAGGCGGGCTACCGCCAGAACGCGGCCTTCGTCATGAACCGCAAGACGCAGAGCGCCATCCGCAAGCTGCGGGACGACGACGGGCAGTATCTGTGGCAGCCGCCGGCGCAGGTCGGCGGGCGCGCGGGCCTGCTCACCTTCCCGGTGGTCGAGGCCGAGGACATGCCCGACATTGCCGCCGACAGCTATTCCATCGCCTTCGGCGATTTCGGCCGCGGCTATCTCGTGGTCGACCGCCAGGGCGTGCGCGTGCTGCGCGACCCTTATTCCGCCAAGCCCTATGTGCTGTTCTATACGACCAAGCGCGTCGGCGGCGGCGTGCAGGACTTCGACGCGATCAAGCTCTTGAAGTTCAGCGGAGCGTAATTTGCCCAGTCATGGCCGGGCTTGACCCGGCCATCCATCTTCTTCGCATGATGGATTGCCGGGTCTCGCCCGCTGAAGCGGCGGCCCGGCAATGACCAAGGGCAGGTTCACGGCGCGAGCGGCGAGCCGAGCTTCTTCGCCGTCTCGGCGATCCACGGATAGTATAATGACAGCGGCGTGACGCCGGTGAGCCCGCCGCAGCCTTCGCTGTCGGCGGGGCCGGTGGACCAGCTCACGACGCCGACGACGCGCGCCCGCCCGCCGATCTCGGCGAGCACCGGCGCGCCGGAATCGCCGGTGCAGGCGCCGAGCCCCGCGCGCGTGTTGCGCGCGGCCGCATCCATCAGGCGGATCTGCAGATTGCCCGGCTGGCCGGTGACGACGAGATCGGCGCGCCGCAAGGTGCCGCCGCTCTTGCCGTTGCCGCGCTCGGCGAGGCCGTAACCGACGACGGTGAGGTGGTCGCCCGGCGCGACCTTGAGCCGCTCGCCATGCACCGGCGCGGGCGAAACGGCGTGCGGCGCGGCAAGCCGCAGCAGCGCCACGTCCGCCGTGGCGCGATGGCGCTCGAAGTTTGCCTGGCTGAACTGCGGATGGCGCAGCACGCGCTCGGTGTCGCGCAGCGTCGGGCGGCGCTGCGCGTCGAACTCGACGAGCTTGTAGTCGGCGCCGGGCGGCACGCAATGCGCCGCCGTCAGCACGAGATCGCGCGCGATGGCGATGCCTGTGCAGGAATTGCCGCGCGAGCCGACGATCATCACCGCCGCATGCGTCCCGGTCACGGGCGGCGCGCCGCCGACCAGCGCCGCGGCGGGCGTCGTCATCGCGATCAGCAGGGCGGGGAAGAGGGCGCGGCGCAGCATGACTGCGGTTTGAGCCTGTCTTTGCCGGGGATGTCAATCGCCGCGCTCGTGTCCCGGGCGCAGCGCGGGACGAAGTCGTGCGCTGCAGAATCGGGACCACGAGTCAGAACGCAAATCCAAGAAAGATTTCACATGTCCGCTATCCTTCTCGACCCGCCGGCGGCCGAGCCGGTCACGCTCGCCGAGGCGAAGGAGTTCCTGCGCCTTTCGCACGACGACGACGATGCGGCGGTCGCGTCGCTGATCGCCGCCGCGCGCGGCCAGGTCGAGGCGCGCACGCGCCGCGCGCTCATCACGCAGGGCTGGCGGCTGACGCGCGACGTCTGGCCGGCATCGGGCGCGATCCCGATCCTGCCGGTCCCGCTGCAGGCGGTGACGGCGGTCGACGTCTACGGCGCGGACGGCCTGCTGCGGATGCTCGATGTGGACGCCTTCGCGGTCGACGCGGCCGCAGCGCCCGCGCTTCTTCAGTTTGCGAAAGCCGCGCCGCCCGCGCCGGGACGGCCTTACGGCGGCATCGAGATCGATATCGTCGCGGGCTACGGCGACGAAGCCGACGCCGTGCCGCAGCCGCTGCGCCAGGCGGTCCGCCTCCTCGTCGCGCACTGGTACGAGAACCGCCGCATCGTCGCCGCGAGCGGCGAGACGGCGCAGTTGCCTGCATCCGTCGCAGCCCTGATCGCGCCGTTCCGGGTGCTGTCGCTATGATCGACCCCGGACGCCTGAACCGCCGGCTGGTGCTGGAAGCCCCGGTCGAGACACCGGACGGCGCGGGCGGTGTCGTGCGCGGCTTCGAGGCTGTCGCGACGCTTCACGCGGAGGTGACGCCCGCCGCCGCGCGCGAGGAAGTCGAGGCGGCGCGGCTCGGCGCCGCGGTCACGCACCGCATCGTCGTGCGCTTCTCGGCCGACATCACGGTCCGCCACCGCCTGCGCGACGGCGAACGCCTCTACCGCATCGTCTCGCTGAAGGACCGCGACGGGCGCGGCCGCTTCCTCGACATCGCCGCGCAGGAGCGGCTCGACTGATTTCGGAGTAGGGTCATGACTTCCGCCACCGCCGCGCTGCGCGCCGCGATCCACGACGCATTGACCGCCGATGTCCCGCTCGCGAGCCTTCTCGGCGGCGCGAGGGTCTACGATGAGCCGCCGCCGAACGCGGCCTTTCCCTATGTCACGCTCGGCGAGACGCGCGTCACCAATTTCTCCACCGGCGACGCGCCGCTCGCCGAGCATCAGCTCACGCTGCATGCCTGGTCGCGTCAGGGCGGACACAAGCAGGCGCACATGATCGCCGGCGCGCTGCTGCAGGCGCTCGACGATGCGCCGCTTGCGCCGGACGGGCACCGCCTTGTCAACCTGCGCTTCGCGCTCGCCGATATCCGCCGCGAATCCGACGGCCGCACCTATCATGCGCTGGTGCGCTTCCGCGCCGTCACCGAGCCGGCTTAATTCAAAGAGGACGCAAATGGCTGCACAGAAAGGCAAGGACCTGCTGGTCAAGATGCATGACGGCGCGGGCTTCGTGACGGTCGCAGGGCTGTGCTCGCGCCGCATCGCCTTCAACGCCGAGACGGTGGACGTCACCCATGCCGAATCCGCCGGCCGCTGGCGCGAGTTGCTGGAAGGGGCGGGCGTCAAGCGCGCCGGCATTTCCGGCCGCGGCCTATTCAAGGATGCGGCGAGCGATGCGCTGGTGCGCCAGGCTTTCTTCGACGGCGCGGTGAAGACCTGCCAGGTGGTGATCCCCGATTTCGGCACGGTCGAGGGCGCGTTCCAGGTGACGAGCCTCGAATTCGCCGGCGAGCACGACGGCGAGGTGACCTGCGAACTGTCGCTGGAATCGGCCGGCGCGCTCGCCTTCGCGGCGGCCTGACACCCGTGTCCCGGGCGCGGTGCGGCATGAAATGCCGCGCCGCAGACCCGGGACCCACCTTTATCACGCATGGGTCCCGGCTCAGCGCCGCACCGTTTCACGCTGCGGCGCATCCGGGACACGAGACGGAACAAGACCATGCCCAACAGACATCGCGGCGAGATCGACGCCGAGATCGGCGGCGCGCGGCGTCGTCTCGTGCTGACGCTCGGCGCGCTTGCCGAACTCGAATCCGCCTTCGCCGCCGACGACCTTGCCGCGCTCGCCGAACGTTTCGCGCGCGGACGCTTCGCCGCGTGCGACATCCTGCGCATCATCGGCGCGGGCCTGCGCGGCGCGGGCGAGAGCGTCAGCGACGAGGAGGTGGCGCGCATGGGAACGCCGGAGGGCGCGGCGGGCTATGTGCGCATCGCCGCCGACCTGATCGCGGCGACCTTCGGTGGCGCGCAAGCATGACTGTGCTGCGCCCCTTTCCCTGGGACGAGGCGATCGGCTTCGGCCTCGGCGTGCTGCGGCTGTCGCCGCGCGACTTCTGGGCGATGACGCCGCGCGAGCTTGCGCTCGCCGTGCGTGCGGTGGGCGGCGCGCTCGCCATGCCGGCTTTGCCGCGTTCCGCCTTCGACGACCTGATGCGGAGATATCCCGATGGCCGATGATTTCACGCCGACCTTCGACGAAGCTGCGCTGGGCGGCGCGCTTGACCGCGTGGACCTGCGCATGCGTGACATCCAGCGCAGCGCCAATGCCTTCGGCCGCGCCATGTCGGACGCTTTCTCTCAAAGCATCATCGGCAGCCGCAGTTTCGAGGACGTGCTGAAGGGGCTGACGCTGCGCCTGTCCGACATCGCGCTCAAGCTTGCCTTCAAGCCGGTGGAGAATGCGCTGACCGTGGGTCTGTCGAGCCTGTTCGGCAGCGGCCTCGCAACGCCCGGCCTCGTCGCCGCGCAAGGGGCGATCAAGCCTTTCGCCGCCGGCGGCGTGATCGGCACGCCGACCTACTTTCCGCTGGACGGCGGCGGGCTCGGCCTTGCCGGCGAGGCGGGACCCGAGGCGATCATGCCGCTTGCGCGTGGTGCGGACGGCCGGCTCGGCGTCGCCGCATCGGGCGGCGCGCGCGCGAATATCACGGTGAATATCGCAACGCCCGACGCGGACTCCTTCCGCCGCTCGGAAATCTATGTGACCGGCCAGATCGCGCGCGCGGTCGCGCGCGGCCAGCGCGGACTGTGACGGTGTGAGATGACGGCTTTCCACGACATCCTGTTTCCGCTCGACATCGCGCTGCGCAGCGCCGGCGGCCCGGAGCGCCGCACCGAGATCGTCACCCTCGGCTCCGGCCGCGAGGAGCGCAACGCGCGCTGGGCGCATTCGCGCCGCCGCTACGATGCGGGCTACGGCGTCAAGGATTTCGAGGCGCTGGCGCAGATTGCGCCTTTTTCGAGGAGCGGCGCGGACGCCTGCACGGCTTCCGCTGGCGCGACCGGCTCGATCATTCCTCGGCGGCGCCGGGCCTCGCTGTCGGCGCGCTCGACCAGGCGATCGGAACGGGCGACGGCGTGAGCGCAGATTTCCCGCTCGTCAAGACCTACGGCGGCGCGTTCGCGCCCTATGCGCGGGTGATTCAAAAGCCGGGCGTCGCCGCCGACACGCAAATCGCGCTCGCGCAGGTCAACGCGCAGATCGAGGCGCGCAAGGTGCAGGCGCAGTTGCTGCAGGCTGACCGCGGCTGGTGGGTCACCGCCTGGATCCGCCCGCTGATCGTCTATCCGTGCGTGTTGCATTTCGGCGCCATCGTGCTGGACTCGACCTTCGCCTTCGGTTGGGGCATCGCCAAGCTGCCGCAGCCTTACGATGCCTACGAGCAGGCGGTCATCCTCTCCTTCTTCATCGCCCGGCCGCTCGAAAAGGTCGCGCGCGTGTTCACGGCGGGGCGGAAATAA